GTTTGGAAGTAACCCTCAGGAGCTGGCGCAGCCACCACCTCTGGGCCAGTTGGCGGGTCAAAATGAACACCGCTCACTATGACCCTATTGTAAAGGTCGCGAATGCGTTTGCCGATCGTGTAGTTAGCGCCGGATCCTGCGCCCACTGCAGTAAAGATGTTGACGACGATCACACCGATCACGCTATTGCTGCTGCCAGTGGTGCCGCCCATCGTCAGAAAGTTGTTGTTGCCAAAGCTCACAAGGCATTGGACCCAGGAACTGCCAGGCGTTGGCGTGTAAGGCTGGTTATGAAACACCACGGGCAGCACCGGCGCTTGCGTTAGCTCAGCTGCCAGCCGTGCTTCAATGGTTGCGCGGACGGTATTGAGGTTGACGGCTGCCATCAGTCCTGCCTCCCAATGCGGTTAGCTTGCTGTTGCGCCCAGTTGGTCATCTCGCGGGCAATGATGTCGGGGTATCCTTTTTCGATCTGATTCTTCTTTGATCGCCACTGCCCATTCCATGACGGCGGCAGATTGTTGCCGTATAGGACAGGCTCGGTATATGGCAGGCTGTTATGGATGTGATAGACATTTCCGGCTCGTTCCACTTGGTAATCAAGCCGACGCGGTGGCGCAATGCCTGCAACGCTGCTTTGTGGCCCTGGGTCATAGCCTGGTGTGCCTTGCTCGCTGATAGACCACGCAAGACGCAATCTGCCAGTATCAACTGGACTAGCTTCCTTCAACTTTCTGTCAGTCTCCAGTACCACCACACGCAGCAACTGCTCGTATTTCTCGGTTGCGTAATTGCCGATCTGGTCGAGGTTGATGCGGCGTGCCATGGCTATGCCCTCAGGATCAGCTCGTAGGTGATCGCTGTGTTGTCCTGCTCGATCGTAGTGACGCGGATCACTTGATGCAGCACACCGCCAATAACCACGCGGTCAGTAGTGGTTGGTGCGGTAGCGACATCAGCAGCGGCAACCGCAAGCCGCTTATCACCAGCCTGCACTAGCTCGTTGACTTCACGTGCGCTGACATCTTCCAGCACGCCACGCACTACGGTGTCGGTTTCAACTTGGCTGATGGTGCCCGTCGTTGGGTTGTAGACACCTGGCGTGACTGTGCGGATCGTGGCTTCACCGCCGAATTTTGCCATCAGCTTGCTGGCAACTGACCGTAGCGAGTTGGCAAGCGTCACAGTCGATAGGCGACCACAGTACCGCTGGTCAGCGTGATGCTGGTAAACACACCGCAAATCTCAGTGCTTGCCTTAAACGGGATAGCGCTGAGTGTGTTGCCGGTCCAGTCTTGCGCGGTTAAGCTGGCGATCACCGAATCTTCAAGCGCAACGATCTTGCCGAAGCGGCCAGTATGCGCTGCAGTGTCGTCGATAAATTCAGCGCCAGGGTATGCGTAGCTCATGATCTGCGGATAGCAAAGTTGCCTGGTCCACTGATTCTAAGGCCAGTCAGGTAGCGTTCCACGATCGGCGGGATCTTGTCAGCACCGACTGCGCCGTAGCCGAGATTCGGCGTCACATCAATGCTGCCGATCTTGACATTCTTGTAATCCTCCAGTCCGCTCAACCCAATGCCGTCTGGGTTGTTATGCAGATATACCGCAAGCACCACTTGCGCATACTGCACCTGCTGCGGGATTTCGGTCTCCGTGTAGTAGTCCGTCGTGATGCGGAACGGAAAGCCAACAGCGTAGGTATTGATGTAAGTGTCAGGCTTGCGCACGCCAGTACGCGGCCATTGCAACGCTTGCGTGTCTGTAGCGCGAGCACCTAGAAACCGCTCACGGTCTAGGCGTTGCGTTGCAGTGAACAGTGCGCGGTTCTTTTGGTCTGTGGTTGCCGATGCCCATGCGGTTACATCAGCATCCTGCACAAAGCCATCAATGATCGCTTGCGCGTTGTTCAGCGTCAGGTAGCTGTTGGCGTTTGCGCCCCCTACCGTTGCGTCGATTGAGATTGCCATCGGTAGGTGGCTCCTGTAGGTCTAGTTTAGGTGCAGGCTCTGCAATAGGAAAAGAGGCCACTGCGTTAGCAGCAGCCTCGCGTTCCTGGCGTCGCCTAAAGGCGAACAATCCCATCAGCCGTTTTTGCGGTACACAGTGAAGGCAGGAGTGCCCACTGCGGTGCACACAAACACGTAGGTAACGCTGGTAGCGGCAGCCACGGTTGCCATGCCAGCCACGCCGCCAAGGGTGATACCCGAAGCGGCAGCGGTCAGGGTGATGGCATGAGTGGCGGCGGCCACGTTCACCACGACAAGCTCAAAAGCAGTGCCGATCTCCAGTGGGCCGCCGAAGAAAGCCTTCAGCTCAGCGCCAGTAGGAGTGGTGAGTGCGCGACCCGTGGAAGGAGTCATAGTCACGATGCCGTTAACTGCCTCAGCAGCGGTCAGCGTGGTGGCCTCGTTAGCAGCAGCCTTAACAGGACGCTTGCTAACGGCGATCTCCTGAACGGAAAGGTCAGAAGTCAGCTCAAAAATAGAGGAAGGCATGGTTAGTTCCTCAATCCATGTTGGAGACGTTGGTGGCGCGTACGATGCCGATGTTCTTCAGCTCGTACACCTTGGACCAGTTACCAACCGTTTCGAGCTGAGCGCGGGTCGGGTTGACAGTGGTCACGCCCCACTTAGCGCCCACGGGGTGGTAGCAGTAGTGGAGGTCGATCGACATGGCATCGCTCTTGGCGAGGATGTCACGATCGGTTTCGGTCTGCATGGCCATCTGCTCACCGGATGCGACAGCGCCGCCAGTGAAGAAGAAGGTTCCGTACTCAGTGCTGGCACCGGATCCGGTGGTAGGCACATCGTCAGACACGATCACGCGCAGGCCCATGTAGGTCGGCACGGTCACATCGCCGCCGTAGGCGGCAACAAGCGAACCACCGGACTGAGTGGTGGTGGTGCCGCGTGCTTCAGCAGTCGACACGTAGTCGATTGCTTTGCGCTCCACGAGGTCAAAATACACCTTGCTGTGCATTGCAACCGCAGTCAGCTTGTCGCCTTGATCGCCAAGGATGGCGCGGGCTTCAGCGACGTGACGGGGGCTCAGCGCAGTCGGGGTATCAGCGGACTCGGAATCGATGCAAAGATCGAAGAAAGCCGAGCTGCTGGTGTTGGCGTTCAGGCTGCCGAACACGCCGGTGAGGCAGGACAGCAGATCCTTTTGGCGCTGGTTAGCGATGTAATCAGCAATCTTGGCGCCGATGGCGGCCATGGGATCAGAGCCAGCAGCAAGGGCTGCAAGGTCACGAGCCTCGAAGGCACGGCCACGGTGCAGGATGACGCCAACTTGCTTGTCGGCAGTGATCTTGCCGGGAGTCAGCGAGGAGCTGTCAGTCAGTACCTCGAAGTCGCCAGTGAGGTTTGCTTTCCAGAAAGGAACGTTGATAAAATCACCACCCTCAGTAGCATTCAGCTCCGCCATGGGCTGCACCACACCGCTAGCCAGAAAGGCGTCGCGGGCGGTAGTGGCCTCAATAACGTAGGGGGTGAATACTTCTGGGATGATGATGTCAGAGCGAAGAGTCGCCATGATGAATCACCTGGGATGTTTACGGTTTGGGCGCAGCCCTAGGCTCAATGCGGCGCAGCCATCACGAGCAGACACTGAAATACTAACGGTTGGCGGTAGCTTTCATCCGCTCGTATAGGTCGCGGTCGGTTTTGTATAGCCGCGCCTGCTCAGTGAGATTGAAGCTATCGCGGCTGAATGGATTGCTCATGCCGGCTGGAATAGCGACGCTGCTGCCGCCAGTCGGCGCGCCGCTGCCTTGCGGCTTGGGCTGCTTTTGCATCCATGCCGGTAGCGTCTTGGCCCACTCGGCAACGGGCTTGCGCTCGTAGCCGTCGACCACAACGACGGTGCCGTCGGCTTCACGCTCGATGGATTCCGGCTTGAGCTTGGTCTTGAGCACCATGTCAGGGTCATGCACGATGTCAGCCAGTGCGGTGACTGCAGGCGTGACAAGCTCTAGTTCGCGGACTCGGGCTTCAAGCTCTGAGATGCGCTGGTCCTTTTCAACCGTCGCCTCACGGAACTGCTGCTCCAGAGCTTGCCGTGCTTCTTGATACTTGCCTTGGGATTCAAGCTGCTGTTGCTCGTAGTTGCGCTTGAATTCCAGCAGCTCATCGATGTTGACTCCATCTGGTGCCTTTGACTTCTTGGCTTGCCGTAGCTCTGCAATCAGCTCTTGATTCTTGCGCTCTAGCGCCTCAACACTGCGCTGCAGTGCCTCGGTATTGCCGCCTTCGGTAGTCGCAGACTCCAAGGCTTGTTGCTCTTCAGACATGGATAAGCCGCAGGCTTAATTACGCTGCCATCGTACCAGCAGCCAGAACAATGGCCCGCGAGTGGAATACACCAATCCGCGAACCTTGGAATCCTTTGATTAAGGAACTGCTAAATGCAATCGACCGCCACGAGCGGTTGTATCGCCAAAGCGGAAGCGGTTGGCACGCTGCTAAAGCGCAAGATCTGCGATGGTATGTAGCGGAATTAAAGGACTGGATCCACTGCCAGGAAGCTACCACTTCTCACGATTAGCCCAGTAAGCAGCAGACATCTTGCCCTTAGCGATGTTGCTTGCGTGCCGCGCCTTGAATGATGCACGCCTTGCCTTTGCAGTAGCTGATTCACCCTCGCGTGCCGGGCTGCCGCTTACGCCTTGCTGACCGAATCGGATCAGCTTTACCTTGTCGCCTTCCTTGGCGAGCACCGCGTGCGATTTGTTCGGATGCTTTGGCGTCCGCTTGGGTTTGTTGTAACCCTCAAACTGCTCGCCGCGGTACGTGATGCTCATTTGCGCTTTGGTTTCTTCGCAGTCTTCGCAGCAGCCTTGAAGTCAGCAGCACTCGGGCGACCAGGGTCACCCTTGCGTGCCATGCGCTCCTTGCTGCCCGCTTCAATGCGCTTGCGTTTGGCGTTGATGTTGGCGTAAAGGCCAGGCTTCTTAGGCACCGTACCGAGCGCGTAGTTGATCCAAGGTTAGCTCTGATCCGTCATCGCGAACGAGCTTGGCAATGGCATCAGTCGGGCCGTACTTGTCAGCAAGTCGATTGAAATACGGTACCTTACTAGCGCCCAATGCCTTGGCTTTGGTTGCCAGGTCTTGCTTAGCTAGCCACTGCCCATAGGTCTGGTCCGCCGGCACCATGCCGCCTGCTGCTGCACGTTTACTCGGTGGTGGTGGATCGAAGCCAAGCTCTTTGTAGTTAATCACCGGGACCGTGGTTGATCGGCAGTTGAAGTGTTGTGGTGGTGTTGGACCTTTACCGTATTCAAACTCACGGCCATCCAATGCACGGCAAATGCTGCTGGTCCTGGTATCCAGTGTTGCCACATAGCGATACTTTTGAGTGATGTCTTGATTGGCTTCATACACCTGCTGGCTGGCTGCATTGGCTACTTGGTTAATGCTGGTGCGCACTAGCGTAACGATCTGATTATCGGCTACTGCTGTTGCTTGACCGCCTGCTGCCACAAGCTGTTTCACGGTCTTTGCCTGCTCGCCAAATTCAAGGTTTCCAATCAGCCGTTTTGCAATGGCCGGCGTCGGTTCACCAGTTAGCAATCCTTGCCGCACCACTTGCGAGAACCGCTCGGACTGATCCACGGCGATGCCGCGAAATGCCTTGCTGACCACCTCACCATTGGGGAGCGTGATCATGGTGCCCTGCGCTGCGGTGAGGCTAAATGTCTGCGGTGCGCCTTGCA